TTTCTGTGCATCAAAAGTTGATTCTGCATGTATTTCTTGTAACTGTCTATCTTCGCTTTCTGTAGCATTAATAGCAGATAAAGCATTAAATCCTAACTGTTTATCAAAAATCTGTTCTGATCTATTATACTGCTGATCTAAAGATTGTTGTTCAGATCTTCTTATCTGTAATTGCTGCTTATATACAGCAAGATTTGTAGCATCTTGAAATCTTGCAGCCCTTTTTTCATTTCTATTCTTTATTTTATTTCCTTCTACATACCATTTACGATCTGCTTTTATCTTGTCCTTCTCCATTTTCCATCGAGAAGTATCGTATTTTAATTGTCTTTGAGCAGCTTCGTTTTGTTTCTTAGCTTGTTTAGAAGCAGCTTTAGCAGATTTATTACCTGAAATAACGCCACCTATTGCAGAAATACCAGCTCCTACTAGTGCTCCTGTTATACCGAATTGATTTTCCATACCAGCTGTAGCTAATTGATCTTGCATCATAGCTTTAGCTGGATTTGGATTCATTGACATCTCCGCTTCACTCATGGGAGTGCCAAATTCATTCATCATAATTATGTTCTCCTATAAAGTCTTGGTGAATAATTTCCTTCCCACATCATAGAATTTAAAGACACAGGGAATGGAGAGTCATTAAATATTCTTAGTTGAAAGTTTGTTGCTTTTTGATGGATTGGTATTGAAACAACTGATTGTTCAGATAATGCAATATCATTAGCTAAATATGAATTAGCTACTTGTATTGGATTTAAGTTATACCATTCATCAATATATATTGTTATATCATCAGCACTATAAACAAGTATATTATTAGTACCTGATGCAGGTGCTGAAGTAAATGTAATGTAATTTTTAACTATATTATAACTACTAGTATCTTGTAAAACTCCACCAATCTTTACTCTTACTTTAGATAAATTGTTAGGTGTATAAGTTAAATCAAATGTTACTAGACTACCATTACCACTAAGAGTTTTTAATTCAGTAGAAGCTGCATCAAGTGTAATTTTAGGTAGTGTACCTGTAGAATCTACAGTATATGTAGTAACTACTTTATTATTTATATTAACTTTTATCTGATCATCATCTGTATATTTAAGATCAGATTGATCCCATTGAAATACAGTTGTTGTACCATCAGCTACATACTCTTTTTTACCTTGAAAAGTACCTGAAGATTTTAATTTAAACGACATAATACCAGATAATCCTAAAGCAAACTTCATTCTAGCTATAGTTAAAGTAGCATTATAATCTGTTATTTGCATACCATCATCTACTCTATAATATGTCTTAGGTAATATGATATCTAAATCATACTTCCATCCAACTATTACATCACTAGCAATACCAGATAAGTTTTTATTTAATACTTTAAAGTAAGTACCACCTCCATCTGTAGCTATATCAGGTGTAATAGTAAAACCTGAATCAATAAAAGAACCTGCTTCTGTAGATCCTTTAGTGATTAATACTGGAGTCAAATTAGTTACATTATTCCATGGTATATAACATTTAGAAAATTCATTAGTAGAATCCCATGCAACTGAACTAGCAGTAGTATATAAATCTATACAAGGATTAATTCTTTGACCATCATTATTAACTATAATAGCATCTGATGGACTTTGACTTAAACTAGCTTTACTTAAAGTAAACTGACTAGCTTGTTTAGTAACAGTAAACATATCATCTTGATCGACAAATATAGTTTGAACTGTACCAGGTAATTCCCAGTTAAACCATGATTCTAATAAATTAGTTTCACCATCACCATAAGTACGATAGAAATAAACCTTTCTATCAGATTGGCTAGACATTGCTAAGAATTGATTCTGTGGGCTTGCAATAAACGTATCTACTGTAGCTGGTATCCATTCATTAACAACTCTACCTATATCTAATACTTGAGGGTTTTCGTTTTGACCACGAGTTACCATTCCAAATACTCTAGTATAAGTTGGAGTTTTACTTATGAAGTTAATATTTGTACCCATATCAACAGGATCTACACTTGTATCCATCTCATAATTAGAGATAGAACTAATATTAGTAGATGTTGGTGTTAAAACTCCATCAGCACCACTCATAATAAATTGTTGATTCTTACTAAATAAGACTAAACCTTGTGTAGTAGGAATAATTCCATGTAGTGCAGCAGGTCGAATTGAAGAACAACTTATATCTACTGGATCTGCAGCAGTAATTGTCTGTGCAGATGTATGGTAGAAATTATAGAAATCCTGAGCTTGACTCATAGATACATTATCTTTAGATAAGAATCCTAGTCTATTATTATGGAAGAATGCTTGTTGTATTTTTTGTCCTACAAAGCTAGGATGAGAATTAGTTATATCATCACCAACCTTTCTAGAAACCCAAGTTATTTTTTGGAATGTAAAAGTATTAGTAGAATTATTAATTAATTCATGTGGCATAGTATCTTGATTCAGACCAGTAGATTTACTAGGGTCTAAAGTTTCTTCCCAATAACCTGGACCTGATGTACCATCATCAGCTATAAATTTAGCAAAGTATGAATCTTTATTAGACTCAGTATTAATTATTTTAACTATACGACCATTAAAAGAAGTAATAGGTAATTGTGATATATTATCTACTTGATCTTGGAATACATTAAGTTTATTATTAGCTGCACCACCACTAGTTGAAATAGTAAAAGCAGTTCTAGTACCACTAACAACTCGACTTAATTCTAAGGAAGCTGCATATTTAGTTACTGTTAATCCACTAATACTTAATCCATCAATACGAGACTTTAATTCAGTTAATAGTCCATTATATGTTTGAGTATCAGGTGAAGTATAAGTAGTTATACTACTACCATTAATAGTAACATCATAATCTCCTACTGCAGTATCACTTAATACAAGTGTAGCTCTAGTTTTAGCTACATGAACAGGGTCAGCTATTTTAGCTGCTGTTATTAAATTATTAGTTATTATACTAGTATCTTGTACAGTAAGTACATCATAGTTTGTACGTGCTCCTGTAAGGTATGCCTGTGCCCCTGTAGCATAGTTAACAGTACATGCTGCACCTGTTGTAGCATTCCATATATCTATGTCTCCTGTACCTCCATCTGGAGCAGGTTTAATGCATCCTATATATTTTTCATCAGAATCTCTATGGATATAAAACCACTTAGAAGAATCATAAGTAGTACCTGTACCTAAGTTAGCTATCCATTTTAATCCTGGTCTTTTTGTTAATCCAAATGTAGGATCTGGATAACTATTCAAACATTCTCTAACTTGATTATTTAGTTTTTTATCATCGGATTGTTTAGAAACACCACCTAGATAATTACTAACACGTTGGGTTACTGCTGACATTATCTCTTAAGTGCGTGAAAGGGTTGATAGCTTTGATAGTAGTTTGTATTACCTTGTGGATGTCCAAAGAATGTAAACTGACCTTGTTGTGTTTCATACTCTAATGCTAAAGCTCTTGCATAAGCTTCTTGTTGTTGTAGCATTTGATATTGAGAATTATCTCCTACTATTCTTTGTGATACCATTGTAGCAGTTCTAGCTGTTATAAAATCTTGTATAGGTTGAGGTAAATCTACCCAATCAAATTCCCATACTATATCACATTCTACTGTTTCATCTGTCCATTCATATGTATGATTCTGTCTATCATATAATTTACCACTTCTACGGATACCATCTTTATCCATATTAGCTGAATTTTCTGTCAGCTTTATTTGTAGCATATTATTTGGTATTAATATAAAATCATCTGTATCAGGAGTTATCTCATAATGATACTCTTTATTAAAAGTCCATCCTTCAGATTGTACTTCTCTTGATACTTGTAACAACGTATCGTATGCAATCGCAACGTCTGGGTTGGTAGTGTCCAACGTCGTTACAGGTGCCTGACCACATGACGACAGTATTTGATTTATGGCAGGTAATTCTTGAGTGGCGTTAGTGGTTGGAAAAGGCATAATATTAATATATAAAAAAAAGGAGGACTCCTAAGAATCCTCCATAAATGTGCTTAGAATGCAGCGTTGCCAGAAGATCCGACAGCAGCACCAGCGATTAATTCAACAGAAGCAGCTGGATTTAGATAGTCAGCTCCCATTGCGAGACGTCCTAGAATGACGTCACCTTGGTAAACGACTGATACATCACCAGATGTTACTTGAACTTGTGGTCCGATTGCTTCAACTACACCTGCAGCTTCTTTCTGGAAGATAAGTCCACAAGAGTTAGCGAATTCAGTTTCTTCACCATACTCATTGTTAATTCCAGTTACGTCAGCAGCAGCGTCTTCGACAGCTTCACCAACGAATGAACCTACATTTGTAGGAGATGTTACTCCGGGGTTTGTAGCAGATGCAGAACCAAACTTAGTACCATATGTACTGAAGAAAGGTATGTTCATAGACTTGTAGATCTTGATACCAGCAATCTCAATGATTCCGTTACCAGACTGCAAGGCTGTACCTTGTGCATCTCTATTGACAAGACCGTTAGATCCTACAGCTTGGATAAGCTCATAGTACTGTCTTGGGTTTAGTACACCTACACGACCTTCAGAGCTAACGCCCTTCTCGTCTAGTGCAGCTGCAGCATCGTAGAATGCGTTGATTAGTGAAGCAGCAACATAAGCATCAGATGCTTGGTTGTTGGTACCTACACGAATCTGTGTTCCACCTGGCTCTACGAAACCAGACTTAGTTATTGGAGAAGCAGCTCTAGCTCCACGAGCAATTGCTCTGAAGATTAGACGGTCATACTTCTGTGCAAGGGCATATCCAATTTTCTTAGATATCTCTCCTCTTAATTCATAGTGAGCAAGTGTCTCATCTAACTCATAAACGAATGCACTGGAGATAAGTAGATCATCAACGGTGATGGTCTTCTCAGCTACTGGAGGTGATCCGTCAGAGTTACCGAGTATGCTCTGGCCTGGTACATGGTACTCAGCCTTTGTGTGTCCTGTGTAGATGAACTGTAAACTCTTACCATTTTTAAGAGTTCTCTTCATAACAAGGTCTCTAGCAATAGCATTGTGCTGGAAACCTTTGAACATCTCACCACTGAACAACTTAAGATATAGTGCTCTTGCGTCACCCGTTGCGTTTGATTGACCTTGACGGGTTAACGAGGCATTACTATGGGTTGCCTGTTGGGCCATTGTTATAAAATAATGTTAATAGATATTTACTTTCTTCAGCTGAAATTTTTTGATCATTTGTTGTGGTCTTTCCCACCGTCTAGACGGCTAAAGGGTATCCTGCGTACAGGGCCAGAAGCCAATTACAGAGAGGTCCGACATTGAGGTGCCTCTCTGCATACTATTTACATAGTTGAAAGAACTTCTTCGATTGAGATATCCTCATCTAAGTTTTCTTTCTTCACTTCTTCTTTCACTTCTGGTTCAGGTGTTAACCTTGTTACAAAAGCTGGAGAGTGTGTTGCTTGTTGTGACATTAGCGAGTGATTGCTTTAGTGTACTTGTTGCCACGATACACATAGGTTACTTTGATTGTCATTGTAATCTTATGTACCTAGCCCCCGTTCCATGGCTAGCTGACATGCGTCCAATTAAGGATGAACGGACGTTATGTTATTTTTTAGGGGGTCTTCCTTTCTTGGTACCATAAGTACCTTTACCTTTAGGCATTTTGGATCACCTCCGTAGCCGCTAAATCTAGCGGGAAATTGTGTGCATTACGTTCATGCATTACCTCCATGCCTAGAT